AGCGGTTCTTCTGGAAGTAGTGGAACTAGCGGATCTTCTGGAACTAACGGTTCTTCTGGAACCAGCGGTTCTTCTGGAAGTAGTGGAACTAGCGGATCTTCTGGAACTAACGGTTCTTCTGGAACTAGCGGTTCTTCTGGAAGTAGTGGAACTAGCGGATCTTCTGGGAGCAGCGGAACTAGCGGATCTTCTGGAAGTAGTGGAACTAGCGGATCTTCTGGAAGTAGTGGAACCAGCGGATCTTCTGGAAGTAGTGGAACCAGCGGATCTTCTGGAAAAAATGGAACTAGCGGTTCATCTGGAACTAACGGTTCTTCTGGAACTAGCGGTTCATCTGGAAGCAGCGGAACTAGCGGATCTTCTGGAAGTAGTGGAACTAGCGGTTCATCTGGAAGCAGCGGAACTAGCGGATCTTCTGGAAGTAGTGGAACTAGCGGATCTTCTGGAAGCAGCGGAACCAGCGGATCTTCTGGAAGCAGCGGAACCAGCGGATCTTCTGGAACCAGCGTTTCAGTTTCAGGCACAACAAATTATTTAGTTAAATTTAATTCATCTTCTACAGTTGGTAATAGTATTGTTTTTGATAATGGAACTAATGTAGGAATATCAAATGCTAGTCCAAGTCAAAAATTATCTGTAGCTGGGAATATAGTAGTTGCTCCAGTATCATCAGCATGGGCTGAAGGTTTGTCATTTACGATGCCAACAACTTCAACATGGGGAGGTTTACGTTGGAGACGCGAAGTTGCAAATGCTGATGGTAATCATTATGTAGGTTATACTGGTTTAGATTCAACAGATGATTTAGTATTTGGTTCTAATAATGGTGGAACTCAAATAAATAATAACATTAGAATAACAAAAGCTGGTCTTGTTGGTATTGGAACAATTCCTACTCAGAAGTTTCATGTTTCAGGAATAGCTTTTTCTGATACAGATTTTCGCGCTCCTATATTTTATGATTCTAATAATACTGCGTTTTATGTTGATCCAGCGTCGGTAAGTAATTTAAATGCTGCAATTTTGAATAGAAGTGGTAGTGATGGTTATTTAACTCTTCCCGGTAGCGTAACTGTTTCAAATGTCAGCAGTTCAGAAATAGTTTTAAGAAATTTAACTCAATTAAGATTTAGTACATCGACAAGTTGGGATTGGAATGCTTGGGCTGGATTAAAATATGACGCAAGTGCCACAACAATTTATTTAGGTGGGCCAGCAGCAACAACTGTATTTACTGCAAATGCAACACCTCCAACTGTAACAGTTAGTTTTGTTGGTACAAACGCTGTATCAAGTAATTCGGATTTTCGCGCACCAATATTTTATGACAGTAATAATACTGCTTATTATATTGACGCAGCAAGCACCAGCAATTTAGTAGGACTAACTGTAGCAAATACTATTACGGGAAGTATTTCAGGTAATGCCGCGACAGCAACAAATTCCTCTCAACTCGGTGGCGTTGCTGCTGCAAGTTATGTTCGCAATGATGTTGATGGTACGGATTCTACAGCATTATTTAGATTAACTACTATTACAAAATCATTAACAATAACTACTAGTTGGTTAGATACTGGTATTATTGGCGCAAATTTAGCAACAGGTTGTTATATGATAAGTCTTTATGTTGATAATTATGCAGTCAACGGTGGACACTATCAAGAAACTTATACAGGTATAATGAGTTGGTTTAGTACAGGAACAAATGCAACAGATTATGATGAAATTGTATTACATAAATCTGGTCATGCCCCAAATGGAGCTTATATAAATCTTAGAACAATAAGACAACTTTCTGGTGGTACTAATTTAAAATTACAAATTATATCCAGTGTAAGCACAAATGGCGCATCAAGCTACGTATTTAAATTCAGAAGATTAATTTAATAATAATTTATAACATATGTCTTTACGTTTAAACCAAATATTGGGCGGCGCAGATATAAGATCACCAATCTTTTATGATAGTAATGATACTGGATATTATCTTGATCCTGCTTCAACAAGTAGATTAAATACAATAAATGTTGGCGCAAGTGGAGTTATTATTAATAATGCATCAACTGCTGCTGAAAGAAACTTAAAAATTAAAGCCACTGGTTCTAATCCCGGAGTTGGTATTGCTTTATATGATAGTTCTGATAATTTTAGAGTTCAATTATATGGAGAAGCTAGTAATTATGGATTCTTAGATGGGCTTTGGGCGGCTTGGGACTTAAGAAAAACTATCGATGGAAATTTATATTTAAACGATAGTACGACATATTATTTAAATACAGTAAGTACAAGCGCTTTATATGATTTAACTTTAATTGGAGCCAAACATACTTATTTATATATAAATCCCGGTAATGGTTATGAAGCAATGGTCAGATATAATGGTGGTTCTGGCAGTGGTTGGTATGTAGGAAAAAGAATAACTTCACAATTAGTTGGTACAGAAAGTTTTCATTTTTATTCTGAAGCGGCAGGAGCTACGGTTGGTGGAATAGATACTTCTGGAAATATCTTTTCAACTGGTAGTGTAAGATCTCCAATCTTTTACGATAGTAACGATACAACATATTATATTGATCCTGCGAATGGCGGATTTAATTTAAGAGGTGGAAATAGTAATCGTGTTACATTTAATAGCGGCGATAGTGGAATAATAGTTACAAACGCTGAAGGAGTTAGTTCAAATGTAAGACTTGGATGTGCATGGAATCGACCTGGTATTTATAATGGCAGTTCAATAACTGTTGGTGCTGAAACACAAATTGATTTTGTTATAGCTAATGCTGTTAAAGCTTATATAGATTCTTCTTCAAATCTTTTCTCAAACGGATCTGTTCGTTCACCAATATTTTACGATAGCAATAATACCGCTTTTTATACTGATCCTGCAAGCACAAGCGTATTAAATAGATTAACAATTGATGGCGGTAACTATGCTAATAATTATTTTCAATCATTAAGTGATTTCGTTAACGGAACATTAGTGACTACAGATATTCCAGCAACAGCGGCAAATGGTTTGTCTTTCGTAATGAATGTTATTGGAAAGAGTTATAATACAACTACTTCGCCATTTAATTTTAGCGTTCAAGGTTACTTGTATGATAATACAATAATTAATTTTTCTGGTTTGCGTTTGGATTCTAGTGGATTAAGCACAATTAAAATATTTGAAAACGGTGGCTTCTTATGCTTCTGGTGGGCTAGAGTAAGTTACTGGAACGCTTTCGAAGTAAGCGTTAGATCTTATGATACAGCAAAAACAAATTATAACAGAGTAACAAATATTACAGACGTAGTAGAACCAACAGGTACTAAAAAAGTTACAGTTACATTGCAAACATTTATGAGGGCTGATGTTTCTGCAACTAATGCTGTAGATTTAAGATCACAAATATTTTATGATACAAATAATACAGCTTTTTATTGTGATCCGACAGGAACATCAAATTTCACTGGATTAACTGTAGCCAACACAATCACTGGAAGTGTAAGTGGCAATGCAGGTACAGCCACAATACTACAAACAGCTAGAAATATAAATGGCACATCATTCAATGGTTCTGCCGCAATCACTACCGCAACTTGGGGAACAGCAAGAACAATTACTATTGGTTCAACAGGAAAATCTGTTGATGGAAGCGCGAACGTTTCGTGGAGCTTGGCTGAACTTGGTGCAGCCGCAACGAATCAAACCATGTTCATTGGTACAACCTCTGTTGCTATCAATAGAGCATCGGCAAGTCAGACACTTACTGGAATAAGTATTGATGGAAGCTCTGCTTCCTGTACAGGTAATTCAGCAACAACAACATTAGCCACAAAAGCCACAAGAGCAAATGGTGATTTCTTTATTGATGATAATTATGGAAATACTGTAGTTGGTTTATATTCTGCAACTAGATTGCAAGGTGTATTTGCAATGGGCAACTCTTACAAATTAACCGCAGACGGAACAGGGGTTGGCACTTTATATGGACTAGCTTGGTCGCATCCGAATTTTGGTGGTGTCGCTGCAAATTTAGCAGATCACGGATTATTAATACTACAAAATGGTGTGTTCAAAGGCGCGTGGGGAGGAGGAAGTCTTAGGACTCCAGGTGATGTTCGCGGAACACTTTTTTATGATTGGGACAATACTGCTTATTATTGCGATCCAGCAAGCACAAGCAACTTGAACGCCATTACCGCAGCCGGTAATATAACAGCAGCGCAATATTATACTGGTGGTTGGTTTAGAAATAGTACTAATGGTAATGGTTTATATAATGAATCTACTACTCAGCATTTTTATTCTGATAGCACTAATTATTGGAATGTTGCAAGCTCTGCAAGCGCACAAGGAATAAGATTAAGAACTGGAGGTCATGCAGGAACTGTTCGTGGATATTTTTATGCAGATACTGCTAATGACGTAGGGCTTTTGAATCAAGATGGTAACTGGAGAGTAAGAGTTGTTGGTGGAGATTATACATTATTCAGTGGTTCATCAATAAGAGCGCCATTATTCTATGATAGTAATGATACAGCTTATTATTGTGATCCAGCAGGTACAAGTTATTTAGATTATTCTATATTTAATGGTTTATCTTCTGCTGATTATACTCGTCAATTTGCTCCAGGCGGTGGATATTTTTATGAAGGTGGCGCTGTAACTGGAGCAATAAAAATCAGACTTCCAGCGAATAGTAAAACTCTGTTCCCAATGTTGAGTTTTACTTGTCATATTTATAATTATAGTACTGGTACTTCTAGAACATTTAAGATTGGCGGTCATTTTTCAAGTTCGTCTTGGTTCAATCCTTTTGCTTATTGCTTAAGTGAAAGCGGTGGTAATTTAAATGTAAGATGGGGTTTTGAAGGGAATTTTCTTTGTGTTTGGATTGGTGAAACAAATACTGGTTGGTCTTATCCAAACGTATTTATTACAGATTTTCAAAATGGATACAGTTCTATAAATAATTCATGGATGAAAGGATGGGTTGTTTCCAGAGTAACCGCTTTTGATACTGTAACAAATGGTCCAACTGCGGCTGGCTTCTTCTGGAATCAAAATAATGATGGATCTGGATCTGGTCTTGATGCTGATTTAGTTGATGGTTTAGAAGTCCATACAGGAAGAAATGATAATGCTAATAAAATAGTCAGAACAGATAGTAATGGTTATATACAAGCTGGTTGGATAAATACAACATCAGGAAATGAAGGTACAACAGCAATTGATAGAGTATATGCCTCTTATGATGGTTACATTAGATATTATACTCCAGCAAATTTTAGAACTGTATTGGATGTTCCAACAAGAGCGGGATCTGGAGCAAATGGTTCTTGGGCTATCAGTGTTACTGGAAGCTCCGCTTCTTGTACTGGTAATGCTGCTACTGTTACAAATGGAGTGTATACTAATACTGGTAATACTTTAACTGGAACTAATCTTTTTCAAAGTAATTTAGGAACGACATCTGGTAGTTTAAGTGGTCCTGCATTGCAAGCTTACGCTACAGGTACAAATGCTGCGTTCATGAGTTTTCATCGTGGAGGAAGCTATGCTGTCAATATGGGTCTTGATTCTGACAACGTATTGCGTATTGGTGGATGGAGTGCAGCAGCAAATCGTTGGGAATTAGATATGTCTGGAAATAATTGGGTAGCTAGTTCTTTTAGAGCGCCGATATTTTATGACAGCAATAATACTACTTATTATGTTGATCCTGCAAGTACAAGTAATTTGGTCGGTTTAACTGTAGCTAATACAATTACAGGAAGCGTATCTGGCAGTTCTGGTTCATGTACTGGAAATTCAGCAACAGCAACAACTGCTACATCATCTGGATGTGTAAATTCAGATACAGGAAATGTTGGTGGTAGTAGATTACAATATTGGCAAGTTTCTGGTAATACAACTTTAAACCCAGATACAGAGTGGTATAATGCAATTCGTATGGGTCATGGTGACCCTGTTACTTATTATAGCAATACACTTGCTGTCAAAATGACAGGTTCAAATCTTGGTGATATTTATACAAGAACAACAACAAATGGAACTGCTGGAACTTGGAATAGATTCTGGAATAATAATAATGATGGTGCTGGTAGTGGATTAGATGCTGATTTACTAGACGGTATCAATTCAGCAAGCTTTTTGAGATCTGATGCTTCTGCGACTAATTCTGTAGATTTGAGATCACCGATATTTTATGATAGTAATAATACAGCGTATTATATTGATGCTGCAAGTACATCAAATTTAGTTGGTTTAACTGTTGCTAATACAATAACTGGAAGTATCACAGGAAATGCTGGTGGAAGCTCCGCTTCTTGTAGTGGTAACGCCGCTACTGCTACTGTTTTACAAACAGCAAGAACTATAGGTGGCGTTAGCTTCAATGGTTCGGCTAACATTAATCTTCCCGGTGTAAATACCGCTGGTAACCAAAATACTACTGGCACTTCCTCAAATATAACGGCTTACACGATTAATCAAAACGTTGGAACAGCTAATACTCCTAAATTCTTAAACGTCTATGGTGAAAGAGTAGCTCTTAATTCCGCTTCTCCACAAACAATAAATACTCAATACAACGTTACTGAATTAACATTGACTTCAAGCATATCGACTTTGACATTTTCAAATATTCAAGCTTCAGGTATTGTTCATATGTGGACACTTGTTACGGTAGGAAATGCTACTGTTTATACAATAACATGGCCAGCCGCTGTTAAATGGCCTGGAGGCACAGCGCCAACACTAACAACTACGAGTGGTAAACGAGATATTTATCAATTCGTTACTTATGATGGCGGTACAAATATTTATGCAATCATCGTAGGTCAAAATCTATAATAATATATGATTAAACTTTTTGGTCCTAATAGAACTCAAACGCCAGTCATAGGCGCGGGTACGCAGGTGACTGGTTTCGGATCAGGATATTTTTTATTCGGTGATCCAACTGGCAGTAATAGTGGTGTTGGCTATAATAGAACAATATCTTTTTCTACTGATAGTGAATCTACAAGAACTGCAAATACTGGACCAAGAATTTCTCAAGGTGCAGGTGGTTTCAGTTCTACAAATATTTATCATATAAATGGTTATCAAGGAGGTTTAGTCACAGTTAAAAACAAAATACTTGCTGCTAGTGATTCACAAGGTACTGCGGTTGTTTCTTTTACCGTTGAAAGAAGAGGAGCGACAAATAATTTACCACATTTAACAAAATCACGCATATATTTTATGGGTGGTTATAGTGATAGTCTTGGTCAATATCGAAGTGATACAACATATATAACTACCGCTTCAGATACAGCGACAAATACAACATCAATTAGTGCCGCGCTCCACGTTAGTGTTGGAATGTATGAAAATAATAATGCATATATTTTAGGTGGTTATACTACTGGTAATGGTAGCACAAATGCTATTTATAAATATGCAATGAATACAGATACTGCATCAAATACAAGCATAACAGAAAGCAGTAACATGGCTCAAGGTTATGCTTTTAGCAACGCTTCTTGGGGCTATCGAGCGAATGGTGCTACAGTAACTAACGCAAGCAATATTAAATTAACTTTTTCAACAGAAACAAAATCCACAGCAAGCAATAGTCCTGAAGGCAGTTTGCAATTATTTCAAGGCGTAGCCACCGCAACTTCTACTGTTGGATATGTTTGGACAGGATATAGAAATTTCACTTTAAATCGCGCATATCATAAACTAACTTTTTCTACAGAAACTTGGACAAATAATAGTTATACAACAGGTGACACAAATTCTGGGTGGATAACTAGCGGCAGCGGCGCATAATATATATGGACAATTTACTAGATAATAAGTTAAAAGAGTTCTCAAGTAAGTTCGATTTGGGTGCAATCGATTTTTCTAAATACACTGCTGGCCGCACTTCTTTTCAATTAGAAAGATTCGTTATGCAAGAGCATGATTTGCCAGAGCGCAAGTTTTTGCAATTGATGATGGAACTTAAATCTATGCGTGATGGATTTATTGGCGACTGTTTTGAAATAGAAAAACTAAAAATAGAAATTAAACGCCTACTATCGACAAACGATGAAATAGATAATTTAGAAGCTTGTAAGAAACAATACATTTTGCGCCAATGCGAAGAAAATATGATCTTCAGAGAACGCGAAATCAAAACTATTGTTAGATTAATAAATAGTTTACCAAAAATTTATACATACGATGAAATTGAAGCCGCCGAATCTGTTTATTGGGAACACCGTTTAACTCGTCAAGCTTTTGAAGACATGGTTTCTGCTCAGACAGGTATCAATCAAGGCAATGTTCGCGCAAACATTCAAGCTGGAACAACTATGGCTCCAAACTTCTTAGATCTTAAGAATAAGATGTTAACAAACTTTATCAATCCTTCAATAACTTTTATAAACTAACATGGAAAAACAATACGTTATAGTAATCAATAATGAAATAGTTTCAACGCCAGCACCGTTGCCAGCTAATTATAAAAATATATCTAATTTTTTTGCTTTGCCTGATGACCAATTGGTGGATTTATCTTGGTCTGGTAACAACGAGGGTTTTTGGTTGGTGACTAGTGATCCACTTCCCACGATAACAATCGAACAAAAGATCGAAACAACTTACTCATTAAATCTTCAAAATAAAACTTGCCATCAAACTTATACAGTTGTCAACGTCACACCTTCTGAAGAAGAAATAAGAAAGAATAGAATAAAATCTGATATAAGAATGATCCGCAATCAATATTTATTAATAACTGATTTCACTCAATTCTCTGATGCGCCAATATCTGATACTGCAAAATTAGATTTTAAAAATTTCAGACATCAATTGCGCACGTTGTTGGATATTTCAGATATAACTAAAGCTGTTTGGCCAACTATTCCAACATCTGCTCCAAATGTAATTGTTCCTCCATTTCCTCCAATGCCGAGCTTTAATGGTTAATTTTAGTTCTTATTATTTATAAAAAGTGTAATATAGTATATGGTAGAATATAGTGTTCATGATATAGCTGATGAAATTTTTGCTAATGAGTTTGATTACGATACTGGCTATGCACAGTTTTATTACATCTCAGGATGGATAAATAGCAATATAGGCATGTTGAATACAAAAATCTTTACAGATTTTCGTGTTAATGATGGTCTTGTTCATCCAACTGGATATTTTAAACAAGAAGAAAGAGCTATATATAAACAAATGTACTTGTATGAATTTTATACCAAGAAGACTCGCCAAGTATTAAGAGGTATTGATTCAAGCGTTGATTTCATTACTTTGCGCGAAGGCGATACAATGATTACTCGTACTAATAAAAATGAAATTGCTAAAACTTATCGTACTTTAGCTAATGACGCTAAAACTGAAATGGAGAAATTAGTATCAGCTTATAATATTTATATGGCTTCTCCAAAACAAGTTGCTGGCGAAGATGGATCTCCAATCTTTACTGGTTCTGGTTGGTATTATTATCCATATGGATATGGAAACTATATAGTTTAATTAAATAAAAAACCCCAGTCTTTCGACTGGGGTTTTTGTTTTTAATCTATAATTAATCTAGTTTACCAGTACCAAGTTTATAGAATTCTTTGACGATAGCGTCAGCAGGATATGATCCAGACATAAATACGCCATTTTCTATATCGTTTGCGCCACCAAGTTGAACGTTGAATGTTAAATCAACGGTTTGATTATCTCCAAGATTTTCAGAATAAGTTTCTGAAGACAAGAGTGCGCCAGAAATTCCATATCTAACTTTTGGAGCATTACTATAATCGTTCAAGGTAATTGAGAAGTTGCTCTTTGTTCCTGTTGTGAGTTTGTCAAAAAGATTCATCGTCTTCAATTCAGAAACAATAGCACTTATAGTTATATCCATGTTAATTGGAACATTGATAACTCTTGCGAAACCGAATGTATTTCCAAGACGTTGTAAAATTGTTCTGCTCAATGGAATTGTGAATTGGAATGATTGAATATGGGCTGAATTGCCGCCACTTACATCAATCATACCATCAGGATTACTTAATGATAGAACAATATCTCCTGGTCTCAATGCTGTTACGTTAGAAACTCCAGTTGTAAATGCACCAGAAATTGCATATGATTTACCAGTACCAGTAAATTTAACTGCTGGACTTGAAAGAATATCAATAGCTGGAGAAGTTCCAGTTATAATGCCATCTGCTCTTCCTGTTAAAGCATCAGCTTTAATATTAAAAGCTTCAACAGTAACACTTGCTGTTGGAATAGCGCCAACTGAAGCATCAAAACTATATTCACTGATAAATCCATTACCAATTCCAACAATTGTGTTTGAATCGGCTGGAGTTGTAGATGAAGGAGTTCCAACTACGTCTTCACCTTCTTGTACAGTTAGAATATAATAGTTATTTCCTTGTAGATCTCCAAGAAGTCCAGAAATAGATTGTGCGGCTAAAATAGTATTAGCGGTATCATTTGTGCTAAACATATTGAATCCCATCAATCTTTCATTTAGACCATCAGTTACATAATAACTGAAGTCCAAACCAACTGTTGGAGATTCCATAACGATAGAATCAATACGAGCTAGTTTACCGAACTCGTTGATATCTTGACGATTAATTGTAAAATTAAAATTACAATTTTGAACGCGATCTAGCTTTTTTATTAAACTTAAACCACCTGTCAATTGAGCAGGGGTAGTTGGTCCGAATGGAGCGGATGAAGCACCAGATACTTGACATCCAGTTGAGCTAGGAGCGATAAAAAGCGCTTGACTTTGGTAAATTACACGATTTCTTGCCATATTTTTATTTATTTAAAATGTTATTAGTTTATTGTTGTGAAATTTTTATAATCTAGGATATCTATAAGTTTTGATTTCAAAATCTAAAAATCCTATGTGTAATATAGGGTTCAATTCTTTTAAAACGCTATCTCGTATTTTTGATGTTTCAACGTGAGATATAAAAAGAGTTTCTGAACCATAGGTTTTTTTTACAGAATTATAATCATATCCAGTAGGATATAGACCTGTTTTTATTTCATTGAATTCTCCAAGAGGATGTGCGGTCATTGGAATAATGCTAAAAATTTCATTATAAGAATCACCAAAAATACTTAATACTCCATCTAATTGATATAAATTTTCGCAAAAGGCTACAACTTTAAAAATACATTTACTCTCATCTTCGCCGCCAAATGCAAAAGCTGTATTGTGAGCAGTTTCTAATGAAGCAAATATGCAGGGAGTTACCGGATTATAAGGAGCAATACCAGTTTCAACAACAGTGAATCTGCTGTTATTAATGTATTTTCCTTCGATGATTAAATTATCTTCAGGTTGATCAGTTACATAACTATTTATTTCTTTTACAGAATATGTTCCAGAAATATTTAAGTTAGTTGGAACTCCACTATTGAATATTATACGTCCATTATCAAAATCAATTTTCATTCCGCTAGTTCCAGTTGGTAAGAAAGTTCCATTGACAGTGAATCCACTAGGAATTGTGGCCCCTGTTATGCTTTTGTCATATACCCATTGTTTATATGGAGAACTATAAGCAACTTTATCATTTCCTAATCTGAAATCAGGATTACTATATAATTTTGTTGTATATGTTTTATAGGCATCCCCTTTGGTCATTAAAAAATTATCGAACCATAAAAAGAAACTGTTTACTACATTATGTGAAAAAGTGGGTTTCATGTGTTTTATTTATTTAACTGTTTTAATTCTTTATTGAATCTATTTATTAAATCAGATATGTATTTAGAATTTTTAAACATAACTCCAGATCTGATTTGTTGATTTGTGGTTTGTACGCCTAAACCTGAACGACTGTTCTTAGTTTTTTTGAGATAATATCCAAGACCAGAAATTCCTGTTTCTATGCCTCTAGCCCAACTTCTTCCAACTGCCCAAGGCATAGGAGTTATTTCAAATATCTGAGCAGCAGTTGGTATATCAAAAATTACTGTAGCTTCAACAGATCTGTTATTAAATAATATTCTATAATTTGATTTTTTTAATAGTTCTTCTATTGGTCTAATAGGATCAGTTCCTTCATCAAATCCAATAAAAGAATATAAATTAGTAATCCCGCCAAGTGTATTTGATGAGTTTGTGGCGCTTATTCCGCCTTTAATTTCCTGAGTAATAGGATGATTCATGAATTCGTCAATGAATTCATTTTTTATTTTATTAAATTCTTGATCAATTACTCTATTTATTTCTTTTCGATATTCTTTGTCAGCTTGCAAATCTTGAAACATTTTTATCCATTCGGGGTTCATATCTTATGGATCAGGTTTGAGATAAAGAGTATAAAATTGATTGTCGAATAAGCCGTGTGGTCTAAAAGTAGAATTTAAAACAAATCTTTTTCCATCTACATCAAAGCGACGACCATCTTTTATATATTCATAATCTTCTGCTCTTATCTTAATTCTAACAGAGCCGACGACAGCTTCTAGTTTGATTTGTGAAGCCAAACCAGATTCACTCCAATATTTTTTACCAATATCGTCGTTATATTGTATTCTAACTTTAAATGTCTTGTAAACAGGTGTATTTACATATGAAGTGGTTTGACCAGCGGTATTATATAATGGATTAAAATTAGGATCAGTTATAATCACAATCTGAGAAGCTTCTTTAAAAACAGTAATTTCGCGAGCAAATGTCTCATGAATATCCTCCATAGTCGCATTGAGTGCGACTCTTTGTGAAGCAGATATAAGATTCGTAGCCATATATAACTTTACACTGGTTGAAAAACTATAGAATATATATTAATATAAATAAATTATGTCAAAGTCTCTGTATAGTTTCAATATTTTTAAAAATGCCGAGGTCGAAGAAGATAAGACTGAAACGGTAACAAATGAGCAAGGAGAACAGGTCACAAGAACTTATAAAGAAAAAGTAAAGAAGCAGATTCCTGTTGAAATTAATATTCTTCAGCCAAATCGTAAACAAATGCAGGAGGCTGACATGGAATTTAGTATTGAAATGAGCCGATGCATCCGAAATGGTATTTTGACGAAGGCGATGTTGCTAAATAAATATAGCGACACTGGTGGTTTGATTAGCGATAGCGATGCTAAGATCATGGTTTCTGCCGCTGGAGAAATTGGAGATCTGCAAAGCAGATTAACTATTCTTAATCTAAAACCAGAGTCGGAACGTGATGAAGACTATAAGCAAAAGATTGAAAAGGTAACTTCAGAAATTCTTCAGCGTCGTAAGACATTGATTGAAAAAGAAACTAGTTATATGACTTTGTTTAATCATACAGCAGATATCAAAGCTCAGAATAGAGCAATTCTATGGTATGTTCTAAATCTTACTCAATTTAAAGACAACAGTAAGAAAAATGCTGAATTTGAATGGTTGTTTCCTGGTAAGACTTTTGAAATTAAAGAAGCCGCCATGTTTGATTATGAGGAAAACAAGAATGAAATTTATGAAAAGTGCTACAGTAAACTAGCTAGTATAATTAGTTATTGGTTCTTTACGAGCAATACCGAAAAGGAAGAATTCGATAGAATCATTGGAGAAATAGATGGAACAGTCCCAACAGAATAAATATAAGAAAGCTTTTCGGGATATTAAAAATGGATTCTCTGAAATAAAAGTTTTAGAGAATCTTTTTTATTTAAAGCATTTGTCTTTAGAAGATCAGGTCGATATAGATCAGATCTACGATCATTATTTTGATGAAGCGAAAAGTCGCGGTGTTCCTACTAATGATGAAATTTTAAAACAACTTATCGAAGAAAAACAATGGTCTACAAGACAAGAGTCCTTAATAAAACAAGAAGAAGATTTTATTGACAATCTCAATAAACAGAAGAAATCATTATATTTAAAATCAGAAATACAAAGAATAAATGCAGATATAGAGTCGGGACAAAAAAGATTATACGATCTTAAAAATACTAAAGCCGCTTTCTTTAATAGAACTGCTGAAAGTTATGCTGAAGAAAGAGTAAATGATTTTTATATTTTAAAATGTCTTTATAAAGATAAAAGTCTATCAAAATCAGCTTTTGAAGAAGATCAATTTGATAATATAGATTCAGAAACGCTAACTTGTATTATAAAACAATACTCAGAAGTATATAAAAATATAAATGATAACACAATTCAGTATTTAGTATTGCAAGATTTTTTTAATTTATATATGCCATTTGCTGAAAATCCTACTGAATTTTTTGGTAAATCAGTTTGTGAATTAACATACAATCAAGTAAAATTACTTATTTACGCTCGTTTTTTTAAGAATGTATTTCAACAGAATGATAAAATGCCTCAAGAAATACGCAATGATCCTGATAAAATTATTGATTATGTAAATGCTAATGAAAATGCTAAGAAGGTGATAGAAAATAAGAATAACAAAGAAAATCAAGCTACTTCAATAGTTGGCGCAACATCCGAAGATCTTGAATATGTAGGATTGAAGGCGAAAGGTCAAAAAACTCTTTCTTTAGCTGATGAAGCTAAGAAGAAGGGCGGTTCTTTGAGTATGGAAGATATGATGAAAATATTCGGATAATTAATAATTTAACGTGTAAATAAGGAATATGGCAGTTCAAATTAATGTCGCCGCCAATCAAGCAGCATTAACCGCTTCTATTCAGGCTGGTGTTCAAGCGTACAATCAAAGATTCGCTCAGAATAATCAGCTTAATTTCGGTGCTTCTACTGCTGTTCTTGGCGGTGTTATTCGTAGTTTTAAAGAATTAGCTAGTGTCACTATAGATGTAGAAAAAAATCTTGCAGATATTAATCGTGTATTCGGTTTAAGCACTAGTCAATTGCAAAAGTTTAGTACTGAATTATTTAATGTTGGTAAGCAAACGGCTTCTACATTTGATGACGCTTCTAAAGCCGCTCTTGAATTCTCTCGTCAAGGTTTAAAAGCTGAAGACGTTTTAACAAGAACAAAAGACGCTTTGACTTTAACAAGATTAGCAGGAATAGGAACTGCAAATGCTGTAGATGCTTTAACTTCGACTGTAAACGGTTTTGCTGCAACTGGGGTAACAACAACTCAAATATTAAATAAGCTAGTTGCGGTTGAGCAAGATTACGCTGTTGGAGCAGGAGATTTGGCAGAAGCGTTATCTCGTACAGGTCAAGCAGCACAAGAAGCGGGAGTAAGCTTAGATCAGTTGAATGCGTTGGTTACAGCCGCTCAACAAAGTACTGCAAGAGGTGGTGCAGTTATTGGTAACGCATTAAAAACAATTTTTACACGTTTGCAGCGCAGCGAAACACTGGACCAATTAGAAGCTTTTAATATTGCGGTTAGAGATGTTCAAGGTAACATTTTGCCAGCAGTTACAATTCTTCAAAATTTTGCTGGTGCGTATAAAAATTTGGCTGACGCTCAAAGAGCGCAATTATCTGAACAAGTTGCAGGTGTTTATCAGGTTAACATTCTTAAAGCTATTGTCGGAGATTTAAATAAATCACAAGGCGTGTATGCTGGTGCTTTACAAAGAGACAGAACAATTAAAATCATTCGTTGAATCAATGAATGAAATTCTTGAAGGAGAAGGAGTTGGTTCTACTTTTGCAAATGGTTTATTAAAAGGTATTAGAAATGTAATAGCTGGTCCCGGTGCTATTGCTGCTTTCTTTACGCTTTTCAAATTAATACAAAATTCTTTTACTTATCTAGCTCAGGCTTTGCCTCAGATTGCTGGCATTACTACAGAAACACAGAATAGAAAAAATATTGAACAATCTATTTTGCAAATCATGCAGCAACAAGGGCCAGCTTCTCAGGCTCTTGCGGGACTGATGGGTAATCAAGCAGCGCAAGCGCAATTGCTGCTTCAAATAGCTAGACAGCAGACAGCAGAATATCAAACACAGTCAACTCTTGCTAAACAATTGGCTGCTCAATTAGCTACTCAAGGAGTAAGAGTAAAAGGATCTGGTGGATTACAAGTCACTCGCGCAGGAGGATATATTCCTGCTGCTACAAGAATGGCTGAAGTAGTTGGCGCACAAGCTGGTGGATACGCTCCCGGCAAAGTTGTTTCTTCTCCTGTCGGTGGAGTAATGAATACCGCTGAAGATGTAAAATATATTCCTGGTTTTGCTCAACCTTTTATTAATCCTCCTGCTGGATCAAAAGCTGGTCGCGCACATAGACAGAATGCTATAAGTAGAACAGGTGTTGATCCATACATGAATAGTGGATTTATTCCTAATTTTGCTATTACTGGATTAGCGGCAAAAGATTTTGATAAGGAAGGGCAAGGAGAATATAAAATATTAGCAGGAAGAATTTTTGAATCTTTGCTTCGTGGAGAATCTTACTTATCATTGACTGAAAATAAAGTAAAAGCCGATGTTGATATTGGTAAATACGCTATTAGAGAAGCTAAGTTATCAGGAAAAGCTGCATATAATGATCCTAATTTTGGTGATGGTAAATTAAAAGGCCGTTGTCTTATACTTCCAAAAACAGCGAGTACAGATTATGACCAGAGATTAGAACAAAATAAAAATGCTGATATTTTTAGAGCGCCATATACACACGCTAATCTTTTCGCAAGATCTAAAAAGATCATCGAAAGAGAAAAAAAGAATAAAACAACTGATCCGTCTAATATACCTTTATTTGACGGTTTTATTCCTAATTTTGCTACTCCAATGACTACAGCAAGTATTCCTTGGTTTAAAAAATATTCTAGTAAATATAAAAATGCTGCTGGTGATGCAGACCTTTTCAAGATGGGAGATTTTCCTACTTATGGAAGAGGTTCAGATCATGAATACGCTAAAAAAGGAAATGCTAACATGCTTTCTTACTTGCATGAAGATTTTATTAGATCTGCATTAAATATAGCTTTAGGATCTAAACAAGTAATAAGACCATCAGAAGTTGGATTTAGAGACAAACCTATAAGCGATATAGCAAATGAGAATGATTTTGATTTATTATATAGAATAGCTGATGGTTCATACAGCATGTTAGAGTTGAAACAAGATTTCAGAAACATTTCTGGATCAGTCACTGGATTCATGAATAAAAAACTTGCGAATCTCGAAAAAGAAAATCCAGTATTAGCTAAAAAAGTTAGCTCAATGATTGCTGTTTCGAACAGACCAAAATTTACTGATCCTACTGGTAGAAATGCTGGTGCAAATTTCAGCGAATTTGAAATGGCCGCTGCATCAATTGTTAAAGATAAATATTCAAATGTAGATCCATCAATAAGCGCAAAACTCACAAAAGTTACTGATGGTTTATTAAGAAGATACGAAGCTAAGAAAAATACTACATATGATGGTTTTATACCTAATTTTGCATACAAACAAGCAGTAATGGGCTTAGAAGAAAGCATGAGTGGTAACAAAGCTATCTTTGATACTAAACCTTTTCCACACATCAGAAATAGCGGTCAACCAACATTTAGTTCCGCAATTGCTGATCATGGTGGTTTAAGTAATGCTTTGAGTGATTCGATGAGAGGTCAAAAAGCTGCTGGATTAATGAATAAAGGATTTGTACCAAATTTTGCTCCTAGATCTTATAGATACTCTGGAAGAGGATCGGTAGTAGATCCTAGTAGTGGTATTTCGCAATATTCTGCTGGTTTAGGGTTTAGTTTAGCAGATCAAGAAAGAAGAGCTAGAGATGAATTTAATAGAATAATTAATGCTTTGAGAAATGGAGCAATGAATGCTCAACAAGCCACAACTGCATTTAGCACTTTAAATACTCAAGCCGGTTTATCTGCAAAAGCGCAAACAAGTTTAACTAGGATTTTAAATAGAGAAGTAGCTGCTGCTGGTGGTAGTGCTGGCGGTACTGGTGGTGGTGCTAGTAATTCAAGATTAACAAGATTTTCCAAAGGTCTTTCGAAAGCTAGTACTGCAATATCTTTAGCAGGGCCTGTAGTAGCAGGATTTGCAGAACAATTTGCTTTTGGCGATAGACAGAGAACTCAAATGACATCTGGCGAAAGAGTTGGTCAGTCATTGCTTAGTACGGGTCTAAGTGCTGCTACCACAGGTGCAGGTATCGGAGCTTCATTTGGTCTTCCTGGGGTTATAATTGGCGGTACAATCGGGAGTCTTGTTGGACTAACATCGGCTTTAAATGCTGCACAGTTAACAACAGAAGAGTTGGTAAAAATTGATCAAGAGAATATTGAAGTAATGCAGAAAACTTCATCGGCTGGTTCTGATTATATACAAAAACAACAAGAATTATCTCGTTTAATAGCGTCTGGCGCAAATGAATCTCAAATCAAAGCGGCATCAAAAGCAGTATCAAATAGTTTTCTTGAAATTAAAGATGCTAAATTAGCAGAAGCTTTTACTAAAACAAAAGGTGATATTGAAAGCATGTCAAAAGCTTTGCAAACTTTTAATACAGATTTAAGAAGAAGACAATCTGCTTCAGCGGCTCTTTCAGCGCTTAGAGAAGGAAGTTTCTTCACATCAAGCGCACAAAAAGGTGTTGAAGATCCTCGCGAAGTCGCATCAAATCTATATGCAGCTTTTTCAGATTCAGCGCCACAAGAAATAAAAAGAGTTCAAGAAGGCGTAACAAAATATTTTGAATTAAATCCTGGAACAAATAGAGCGGAAGCAATGCAGTTTCAAAAAAATAGACTTACTATCATATCTAGTCTTGGCGCTGATATAGAAAAATTAGTATCAGTAGAATCTCCAAATCTAAAAAAAGATTCCGAACAATTCAAAGAAAGAACAAAAAGGTATTTAACGTTATTTTTTGGTGCAAGTGGTAAAGACATAGCTACAGCTTTTAATGAAATTGGCAATCTGAATGCCGACGAAGCAAAAGCTCTAAGAGAAAAATTAATAAAACAAGGTAATTTAAGAAAAGCTAGATTATCTGTTGAAGAAGACATAGCCAAAAAAACAAATAACATCAATGAAGATTTAGAAAAAAGCGATTTTGATGAAAAAATTAAAGCAGCTATTTTTGATTTTCAACAAGGAATTGAAACTTTTTCAATTGATGCGTTGCAAGCTATTTCTATAAAAAGAGACTTTAATCTTGAAAAATTAGCCGCTCAATTTAAAGCGAATAGCACTTCAGTGATTCTTGATTTTTATTCAAAAAATTTAGCAGCTTTGACAAGTGAAATTGAAGATGAAACATTTATTAGAGAGCAATTAAAACCAGCTTTTGATAAATTTTTAAAAACAGGTGATATGAAAGGTTTGATTACCACTTTAAGTGGTAAAACTCAAATCACAGAAACTCCTAAAGCTAATGAAATGTTTACCGCTAATACAAGAAATTTTACGCTTGCTGAGTCAGAGAGGGGTAAAAAATATACAAATGATCAAAATTTATTAAGAAATCAATATGGTCTAGAAGAAATTAAATCTAAAAATAATTTAATTTTATCTGATATATTGGAACAAGAGATTGAATTGGCTGGTTTAAGCCAAAGACGAGAATTAGAAAGAAAAACGACAGTTGAATTAGAAATAGATGCGATGGAGCGTCGATTAGCTGACGAAGGAAATTTTTTAGGAATGGGAGTATTAGGAAGAGCGACTGAAAAAGCAAGATTAAGAGCGGATGCTTCTCAAAAAAGAATTTCAGAACAAGCAATTGAAAAAGCAAGATCCGCTCAATCCGGATATAAAGAAATAATGGATATTCAAAGAAAAGATTTGATAGCTCAGGCTGATAGACTTGATGCTGAATCTCCAACTGAAAACCGAGGATTTCTGCAAAGAGCGCAAGCTCGATCTTTAAGAGTTAGAGATATAACTAGTTCTGAAAGTTTAGAACTAGCTATTTCTGAGGTTGAGCAATTAAAATTTGCTGGAGAAGAAGAGAAAAAAAGAAAAAATACATTACAAAGTCTAAAATATATTCAACAAGAGATCATTCAAGGTAAAATAAGGGAAGAAGAAATCGCAAAAAGAATAAATGATGAAGAAGAAAGGAATGCAAGAAGATCCGTTTCTATGAGATATGGGTTCAAAGAAGGATTCAGTTCTTTAATTGATGATGCTGATAGAATTGGATATAAACTCGGTCGTGAAATTCCATCTATGTTTGCAGATGGAATGACTAATGCTTTGATGGATGTAGCTAAAGGCACTAAAGATATTGGAGATGCTTTTCAAGATATGGCTATTACTTTTGGTCAAACTCTTATGCAAGAAGTTTTAAGAGCGGCTATAGGAAAAGCTTTGGGTTCAATTGGTATTGGAGCTTTATTTGGTCAAGCTGGGGGCAATGTTTCTGCAAGAGGAATAGGCTATCAACATGGAGGAGTTATTAGAGCGAATAATGGTCAATATGTAAGCGGTATGGGTTCTGGTGATAGATATCCAGCTATGCTTGAAAATGGTGAATATGTTTTAAATAGAGAAGCCGTAAAGAGATTGGGTGGGAAAAAATCCTTAGACACTTTTAATTTTGAACAGGCTCCTCGTTTCGCGTCTGGCGGAAATGTTTCTATGGAAGCTGAAATGGCTTTGAATAAAGATCAAGAAATGGATTATACAAAAAATCTATTATATAATAGATCAAATATTGGAGCTATAAATGAAAATGATTATACAGCTTATGCATATTCTGAATCTGATTATTTCAAAAAAATGAGAGAAAAAGCTATTGCAAATGAACAAAAACGTGTTCAAGACGCATTCGCTAAAAAACAAAAGAACGCTCAGTTGATTAGTAGTTTGGTTGGAACTGCTGGATCTTTATTCTTGGCGGCTGGAATGAGTGGTTTGGCTAAAGCAGGTGCGTCTGGAAGCGCTGTAAGTAGTGGTGCTGCAAAGGCTAAACCAGCAAGTTTAGGATCTGGCATGGGTTCTTCAAACGTATCAAGCTTCAGTACAACTATCGGAAGTCAAAGAGGAGGAATGATAGGATTCAATTCAGGTGGATTTGTTCCTCATGGATCTAGGTTATCAGACACTATTCCAGCTTTATTGACTGGTGGCGAATATGTAATGAATAATAGCGCAGTTCGAAAATACGGACTAGGCGCAATGAATGCTATGAATGCTGGCGCAATGTCTAATAGCACAAATAATAATAGCACAAGCACAAATAATAATACAAATAATAATGCTACAAATATTTCTATCAATATTGATAGATCTGGTAAAGCTACTTATGGTTCTGATACAAATAGTTACGAAAAGAATGATATTGCATTCTCTAAACAAATGGCAAAACGTGTTGCCGATATAGCTAAAGGTGTAATTTCAGATGAAAGTAGATACGGTGGTAAAATATATCAAAGATAATTAAAACATGAAAGGCGCAATTACAAATTATGAAAATACACTGTTCATGGACAGTGTTGCTTTATCTGGAGTTATATCTTTTGATGGATCTTATAATATTGAAACTAAACCTATTAATGTTATAGGAAAAGGATTTTGTAAACAAGTTGTAGCGCAAGTTCCATCGGCTTCAGTGTCTATAACAAGATATCTTGTTAATAATGATCCAGTTTTTACTTTGACTGGTGATAGAGAAAATTATACAGCTTCATTCACAAATGGAGGTTTAGTTTATGAAGGTAAAAACTTTGGATTTACAAATGGTTATTTATCTTCTTTTGGAATATCTTGCGGAGTTGGCGACATACCTCAAATAAAATCTTCTTTTCAAATATTTGGAGATGTGGGTCCATCTATAAATCCATCTGGAAACGGAATTTCTTCGGCGGTATTTGTTCCACAAGTTAAAAATATATCAATAACATGTAATAATTCTAACACTAATAGAGTAAAAGATTTTAGTATAGATTTTGATTGTAAGAAAGATGCTATATATGGATTAAGCGCGTCAAACGCTCAATATCCAATTGAAGTTCAAAATGTTTTTCCAATACAAGTCGGTGGCTCTTTTACATTAGAAGTTGATGATTATCAAACCAAAAATATCTTTGATATTTTGAGTTCTGAAAGTTTAAGCAGTTTTATTATAGATGTCAGAGGAACGGTTTTGATAGATCAATTTTTAGTTACCGCTGATGGTTTAGAGTTGGTCACTAGCGATACAAATGAGCCTTTTGATGTGTATAGAAAATTAGAAGATTCAGTACCGATATTTAATTTCTCTACTAATAACGCTATAATAATAAGCGAACAAATTAATTCAACATCAGATGATTTATTAAGTGTAAAACTATCATATAAAGCGTATTTAAACAACTAATATGGGAACAAAATTTACAGACTTACCAGTAATAACAAGTTCAACTATTACAGATTCATATGTGTTTCCTGTTGGTACTACTACAGAAACAGATCAATTATCTTTAAATGAACTACAAAAATCATTTACTGGTTTGACTGCTAGAACCACAAATGGTATAAAAATAGTAGGTAAAACTAAACTAAGCGGTATATTTGTGAGTGATAATGGTTTAGTGGGAGTAGACAATAATTCTCCAACAGTAGCTTTAGAAGTAGGTGATTCTTATTTTTCTTCAGATGTAGCTCAAGTTAGAGTAACTGCTGGTGCAATTTCTAGACAAGCGTCTTTTTCTTTAAAAGATAGCAATGTTTTGTGGAAATTAAGTAAAAAAGCGAGCGATACTGATTTTTATATTGAAGCTTCTCTTTAACATTGACGTAAGTGGAAATGTTGGAATATTTAATGGTTCGACAGCTTTATCTAATAAATTTTATGTTTCTGGAGGAACGATAAAATTTGAAAGCGGAGTTTCTGGTTTTATTTTTGATCCTTCAACAGCGGAAATAAAAACTTCTTCAGCAAATGATATCTTTTATATAAATAAAACAAACAATGATGATGTTGTTTTAGGTAATAACGTTTTATATGTAGATAATAATACATTAATACCTTTTGTAGGAATTAATAATATTATTCCACGTTATCCTTTAGATATTAAAGGCACAGGACAGTTAGGAAGATATGGAAATACTACATCGGCAACGACTAGTTTGTCTTTTGAAAATACTGCAAGAACTGGATATGTTGGAGTATATAACACAAATTTTCAAATAGGACCGACAAATTCTTTATCCGCAAATAATTTAGTTTATGATTTAGCTAATAGAAAATTAGGAATAGGAACAACATCGCCGATTGGAAAAATGCATGTAGTTTCTACAACTGCTGAATCTAATATTTTTGAATGCTCAACAACAGATACTTGTAGAAGTACTATTTTAAATAGTTATTCAAGCGGTCCAGTTAGAACTGCATTTCAGGCTTTTGCCACCGGAACCGCAAGTAGTCAAACAATAAAATGGTCAATTGGTCTATTAAATACTACTGGTCCAACTTTGGATAGTGTTTTCGCTTTTTCATTAGGTGGAGGCACAAGCACATCTGCTATAAAAGCTTATTTAGATCAAGATGGTGATTTAGATATAAAGGGGGGAATTACTACAAGTGGTAACTATACCAAAGGCAAATTTGTTCAAACATTTAAAACCAGATTAACTGGCAATAATATATATTTCGATCCATTTTCTGAATCATCAAGTCCAAGTCCTAGTGGTCATAATGACATTTTATGTCCATTTGGAATAACTCCTTACGCAGGTAGAATAGAAAAAATTCAAATAATAAGCTCAGATAATCTTGCGGCATATCAAGAAGGAAGATTTGAAATAGCTGCTATAACTCCAGTAGCTAATTCACCTTTGGGTGTTACTGGTCAAACAGATTTCATACCATGCTCTACTAGCGCAACAATAAGTGGCGCAATAGGTTATTTAGATTTTCCATCAATAAATAGAAATCAACTAATAACTTTAAATAGAACTCAATTTACAAATACAACAGCTTTTAATAGTGGGCAGCTATTACAATATAGAATATGCCAAAATAGCGATGCTGTTGCTCCCGGTTTAACCACGGCTCATAATTATACAATTATGTCAACAGTTTCTTTCACAGTGACATAATATGGCTAAATTTATAAATTATCAAAATCTTGATTTCAAATTAAATTCTCAAAATTTTTATGCTAATAAAATAAGCTTATCAATAAATGCATCTGTCGATCCTGTATTGGTAAGCGATGGTACTTTACTTGATTATGCTCCGCAGGGATCATTGGTGGGATCTTTGTCTTCTGATTTTTATTTGACTGGATCTTTACCGAATTTTTTAGATATTACTGGAACAAACTCTGAGAAAATAATGGGTTTGTTTGGCGGTGTTCAAATAGATAATTTATATGCTAAATCTTTGAGTTTTTCAGTAGAACCATTTCAGCCAATTATATTATCAGTTGAATTTGATTGGTATGGGCGATTATCAATACAAAATTTAGAAGAACAGACAGTATCAGAAAGAAATAATAAAGCATCTCCTCAATATATTGCTAATGCTTATAGATCATCTATGACTAATGTTGGTTTAGATGGTGTTGAAAGCATCGTAAACTTTTCTTACAATTCTAGTTGTGATAGACCAGCATTTTTTAAAGTTGATGAAATAGTTCCTTTTAGAGTTGCGAAGCTGAATAAAAAAGCTGAAATAAGTTTATCTTCTAATGATTTGGGCGATTCTATAGACATAGATGGGAAAACGGTAACTACAACTTTAACTTTAAAAGATCTTTATAATACTAGTTTACAAGCTTTTTATGTTAGTGGAGTAATGAACAATCAGAAATATGATATAAGTGAAGGAGGTTATTTATTGACTTCCGCTAATATTTTCCAACAAGTTACAGAAGCTAAATATTTAATATAATATGAGTTATTTAATATCAGGTTTAAATATAAAAAACATATCTGAATATGATAGTTCATTTTTATATTCTCCATATGATATTGTTGATTATCAATTAAATACAGGTATTTCTGTAATGCCTAACTATACAGGTTTTGGCATAACAGGTTTAACAACTTGGTTTAGTAATGATAGTTTAAATAATTTTTTAACAGATACTAGTTTTAGGGTAACAGGATGGTTGAATAATGTTTCTGGAAGTGGAAATTTATTTACAGAAAATTCTGATGTAAATAGTAGAGGGAATATTGATTTTGATCAATCTTATATAACACTATCTGATTCACAAGTTTTAAGCGGTTCTGGATTTAATTCAGATTCTAGAATTTTATTATTAGCTTTCGAAGTTATAACTCCAACAAATTTTAATGAACAAACAATTTTCAAATTTGGAACTGGAGATAGTAATGGATTTTTAAAAGTAAAAGGTAAGGATGAATTGTTTTCGGCGAAATTTGTATTAGATAATCAAGAATTTAACGCTATCTCTAGCGTTTATGACGATAAAAATATCGTTACTTTAATACAAAATTCTTCAAATAGCAGTTTAAAAATAAGACAAAATGGATATGAGTTAGGCACATATTCTTCTTTTAATGATTATTGGAAGTCTGGAGAATTAACTTTAGGATCAAACCCAGGTAATGTTGGAATAAGGTATCATGAAATAATTCATTTTACTGGATCTTTAAATTCAGATCAGATAGATCAGTATGAAAAATATTTGTTTGAAAAATATTTCAAAAATGATGGCTTATATTTTGCCAAAAATAATGTTCCGCAAGGGTCTGAATATTCACCAATAACATATACGGGAAAGAATTATTGGACTAGAAATATAAATGATTTATTTTTTCTTTCTTATGGTAGCTCTGCTTCTTTTTCAGCAAAATTATCTCCTTTGACATTTGGAGATGGATATAAAACAAATGTTACTAATGGAATAAATACATTAAATTCTAAGTTTAATATTGTTTATGATGGCTTAACGGATTTACAAGCAAAAGCCTTGATTGCTTATTTTGAAAATACACCACAATCACAAAGTAAAAGTGATTATGAAGGCTTCAAGGGTGTTGATTTAAATTTATTTACTCCTTACAAACAAGATTGCGAAACTTATTTTTTAAACATAAATCATTCTACTCCTTACAACGATATTAATAAAATAAACATAGAAGCTGAAGCTCTTTATGAAAGCTGTTTAAATTATAAAGGCATGTATGTTTTATTAGATGAAAAAAATATAAGAACATATACAGACACTACATTTGAATTTGCTTATAATGATGTGTTTTATTATCCATCAAATAATTTTTCTGAAAGAGGGTATTATTTTTATACAGGACAAGCTAAAGGGGTCGCACAGGGTTCTACTGGTCCATTGTTGCCTCAAAATAGCCCAACTGGAGCAAACACTTATTTTAGTAGAGATTTTTACTTTAAACAAGATATTGAGTATGATATTTCAGAAAATATAAGAATTAGAACGGTAGACTTTAAAAATTCTACGATTTTAAAATTTTTAGATGATAAAGCGGGATTTAAAATTTTTAATTATACTTTACCTCAACCATATAATAAAACAATTCAAGTTTACTGTCCTGAATGGAATCATACTTATCAATTTTATGATAACAATAGCATAAGTGCAAAATTTATTCAATTTAATAATAAATTTTCTAGCTCAACAGTTTTTAATTCTTTAATTACTTTTACTTCATGAGTACATATTTAACAGGTGTAAGTTTAAGTCAAGTTCCAACTGGATTTGGTGGATATACTGGAGTTGTGATTCAAAATAGTGGCAATTTCCCAGTTCAATATACAATAAATATATCTAGTACTACTTTCGACGCTTCTGTGACTCCTACAAAAGCAGCAGATGGTTTATTATACGATACTATATTTATATCTGATTCTTTAGATTATCTAGATACAAATCAAAAGCAGATAACAAAAGTAATAAACTGTAACGAGTCAGGATCTTTTTACATATTGCATAGTCCTTTTAGAACTTTTAATTTATCTAGTGATAGATCAGAAGGCGCAGAATACGCTGCTGTAACTATAAATTCTCAATCAAATATAGGCGATTCAGACTCTGATTTAATCATTAATGTTACTGGAAATAGAATAACAGGATTTCCTATTCCTAAAAAACTTGGAGAATTTTATGCAGTAAAAGACTATTCTAATATAGATTCTTTATCAACTACAAAAAGTCCTAGTTTAACTTTTTATTGGTCTTGTATTAATAATTTAGATTATTTTACGGGGTTTAAATTAGAATTGTCCACGGATTCATCTTTCACTTCGCCAGCAACAGATTATTTATATGTAAAAGAAAATTCAGATGGTGGATTTCCTTTATATGGAGGTTATGACGGTTTTAACAATGAAACATATTCATTGAAAAAAACTAATTTATCTTTTAATCAAGATTATTATGCTAGAATTCAGGCTGTTAATGTAACAGGTGGAACGGGGGAATATACTTATGCTACAGGTTATAATTATGATTATCCTATATTAGATGATGCTACTTTTAGTGGAAATCATCCAAGCCCAGGTGAAAACTGATAATTCAATTGGTAATGCAACATATAAAGCTTCAAGTACTTCTAAAGGAGTAATTAATTTTATACCTAGAGATAATATACAAATGGCTTTTAATACAGGAGATGGCGGAATATTTAGATTAGAATTAGAATTTGAGAATGTCGGATTATATGGTTATGGTGGTCAAGGAGTTAATGTTAAAAATATAACAGATTATTCGGCAGCAACAAATGGTGGTCCTATATTTAAATTTGATGATGTAAAATACAATGATACTTCTGATAGTTCAAATACAAGAACTATACAATACTATATATATAAAGATTTAGATAGTATATTTTATGCAGGTATTGGTGGAGGAAAAGGTTTATTGTTAACTGATGAAACTAACAAGGGCTTTCCAATACCAATTAATGGAACAAAAATAGAAACAATAAACTATATTAACTTAAAAAATCCATAATATGCCAGAATACAAAATAGGAAACATAAATTATTTATCCGAAGATAAGGCCGTTATATCTGATGAAAATATAACTACTGCAATAGATATATATAAAATTGACCAACCGCCTCAATCAACTAATAATTCTACATCTAATCAAGCGACAAGCACTAAAGTTCCACAAGCTAATTCAACAACTACTAGTGAAAATGGTCAAACTTTAACTCCCCTTTCTCAAGGAATAAAAATTGAAACTATTGGATCTGATGGAGATTCTGGAAAATTAACTGTTAAAACATCTCTTACATCAAATAATTTACCAAATATATATTTAAACATAAGAGAAAATTCTTTTGATAGTAAAAATTTATATTTTAGATTTAAAACAAGTGATATCGCCAGTTCAGCAGGAACAACTACAGATACTTGGGCATCAGATAGCAGTTTATTGTCTGGATTGTCGTTAACTGGAGACGCTGGTTGTTTGAAAGTTACACAAGCTTATGGTCAAAAATTTTATGAATTAATTTCTACGAAAAGCATAAGCAAGTCTAATTTTTCTTTTAGTTTACCACAGGCTCCAACTTATGCTTTTTTAGTTTATGCTTTAGCTCATGCAAATGTAAAAACAAATTTATATTCAAGTTCTAATCAAATTCATAAATTTCAAGCGTCTTCAGATATTGGTGCAGCACCTATATATAATAATAGTTATACTGCGGCTAGTGGTAATAAATTTTCAGGTGGTCCAGAGCAAAATCATAGTGTTTTTTCATTATCTCCTTTATTGTCTTCGCAATTTATTTCTCCATACCAACAAGTTAACGGTTTAAACACAGTAAATATAAATAACTCTACTTTTGCTAATAATTTTTCTCAATGGAAACAATATAATACAGTTCAATCTGGAACAAATAATAGAACAAATTCCGCTCCTGACTTTACATCTAATAAGATTTTTAATTTATGTAATACGCCAAATTCTTTATCGTCGCCAACAGCAACTAATACTCCTTTTATAATAAATCAAGGCGGTTCGGATATTCCTTTAAGCACTTTTTCTTTATTTTTTATAGAAATGTATAGTTATTTAGAGTTACCAGCTTTTAACCAACAAAGTAATGATTACAATATTTTAAACGTCGTAACCAAAGTAAATGGCTCTACGTCTTACTCTACAAGAATATTTATAAAACCAGACATAAATTTTTCTAACAATATCAATTGTGATATTTCGATTGGCAATAATCCAGGTTCAGATGGAATAAGAATGTTCTTATTTGATTATTTGTATGGAACTTCTAGAGATGTTTCTTCAATGAATCAAGATAGAAATCTTATCTTAGAATCTTTAGGATATAATAATAGAAAAGTTTTATTAAAAAGCTCAACTGATTTGCAGATGACAAATGCAACTTCATCTTTAAGATTTCCAGCATATTTATCGCACCCTTTCTTAAATATGTATTTTAGTTAATAGTGTAAATTTATTTTTAATTCTTTATTATATTAAAATGTCAAATCTATTTTTATTAGATAATACAAGCGTTTTAGATCTTTTTGAAATAAAACTAAATGATTTTGATGGATATTTTAGATTTCATGGGTCTAAAAACCTAAAATCTAATATCGTTTTTAAAGGAAAAGAGTATCTTTTTATTCCTTGTGAGATATCAAATTTAGAATATTCTTCAGAAGCAAAACAAAATAGACCTACTTTATCTATTGCAAATGTAAATAATTATATAAGCAATTTAATAAAAGATAGAAAAGATCTTATAGGTAAACGTTTTTATAGAAAAAAAATATTAACAAAAGATCTAGATGATATTAATTTTGGAGGATCTAATAAAAATACTTTAGGAGCTTCGTCTTTTTCATCGTTTATATCAGTTGATACGTTTGTTATTCAAAAGAAGAATTCTGAAAATAAAGATAAAGTAGAATTTCAATTAGCTAATATTTTAGATTTGGATGGCCAAACAGTTCCATCAAGAAAAGTTTATAATGATATTTGTCAGTGGCAATATAGAGGATATGGATGCAATTATGGAAAATTGTCGAATTATGATGGCCCAACAATACCAGTTAAAAAAACAAAATTTGATACTTTAGCTTCTGTAATAAGCGCATCTTCTAACGCCTTATCTACTACAAATTTATCATTATGGTTAAATAATACAACTGGAAAAACATACGGTTCCACTATAGAAGTAGCATCATCTTCTGGAAAAAAATATTTATTTCAAAAATTGACTGCTTGGCAAGATAGTTCGACTATTATAAATACCAGCGGAACCGCTAAAACTATAACTCCGACATCTAATATAAAAAAGTTTACAAATTCAGGAAGATTAAATAATCAAGAAGGAGTATTCTTTTTATCTGAAGATTCATTGTTAATTGATTCTTTATTTTTTGGATCTGGTAATGACTTGACTATTTTTTATGTTTCTGAAACTACAAATAAAAGATTTGATGTAGCTAGAAACGGTGCGCCAAATGGTGGATATATAGCTAGAGGTTTATCATCTGAAAATACAGCAACTAATAAAGATTTTTTACTTGGTTATGACAAAGGTTATTCAGACGTAGTTTATCCTTCAAGTAGTTTCGCTAATGATAAAAAAATTTGGGGCTATTACGATTTATCTCCTAAAATATATGCCTATTCAAATCAGTCTGGTGGAAATAAAATATTTTATAAAAATGGTACAACTTTATTTTCAAGAACTGGAAGTTTAGATTTAGACGCTTTGAAATTAAGTTTTAATAAAATTGCTGGTCAAACTAGTGATATCGTTATTTATGAAGTTATTATTTTTAATAAGATATTAAACGATTCTGCTATAAAATCAGTTTTTTCGTATCTATCTACTAAGTATAATATAGAAGTAGCTAATTATTTTGAGAATATTGAAACTGTTAAAGGTTCGGCAATTTTTAGTCAATCAGCTTACAGTCAAGAAGGAAATTTGGGTGTTACTATTGCTGATGAAAATAATAAATTATTTTTAAAATATCCAGACAACATATATTCTAATTTTGAATCTTATGGTTTAACTAGTTTAACTTATAAGGGAGATTATAATAGTAATACAATATATGCTCAAGGAGACTTTATAAAAATAGATGAAGAAATTGATTTTGACTTTAATGAAACGGTAATTCAATTGTTCTTTAAGATTTAATAATACATCTAATATTCCTTTTGGTTCGTTTCCTGCAACTTTAAGTTATGATTATAAATTACCAGGATCTTGATAAAAATCTTTTAGAGAATTTAAGAAAAGAAAGCATTTCTTCTGATGAAGAGGTGTGTGGTTTTTTAGTAAAAAAACATAATGTTTATTGTTTTAAAAAAATGACAAACGTTCATCCAGATCCTAAAAGCTTTTTCCTTATATCTCCAAGAGACAGTGATTATTCTGATGGGTGTATAGTTTTTCATAGTCATCCAAAACATGTAAAAGAAAAGGGATTTTCTGAATGGGACTTAGAAAATCAAAAATATTTTTACTTGCCTATGCTTTTATATAGTGTAAACAATGATGAGTTTTATTATAAAAATATATGATAAACATAATTTTAGAAGGCGTTTTGGGAAAAACTTTAGGAAATTCATGGAATTTGAACGTGAATTCTGTTTTAGAAGTTTTTGAAGCTATAGAGGCCAATACGAATAGAATAACAAAATTTTATAAGGATTTAGAAAAAACAATGACGCATTTTGTTGTTTATATAGATGACAAAATTATGCCGCCTCATTTATTAAATAGTAAAATTTTAAATTCTGGATCTACTGTTAAAATACTTCCTATCATACAGGGATCTGAACCAACAACAATGATAATAATTGGATTAACTTTAATAGCTTTATCATTTGTTTTAGCAGTAGTTTTAAGCCCAAAACAACCTAAAGATGTAAAAACAAATTCAACAATAATTGGTGGAATTAGGAATGTTTTAAATAGAAATATAGCTGTACCTATTGGTTACGGTAGATTAAGGATAGGAAGTGCAGTTATTTCTAATGATATTGGCATTTCTAATGCTGAAGGAACTGTTTATTCTTATAATGGAGGAAGTTCTCTTGGTGGTTATGGTGCTGGTGGTAATGTTCAGATATTCAAAAAATTGAATTAACAATATATTATGTTTATAAATAAAACGATCCCTTCAGATATAACTTTAAGCTCTCCAGCTAATAATAAATTAGAAACGGACGAGAGATTGATAACTACAGATTTAATCTGTGAAGGAACAGTTGAAGGTCTGGTTGATAAAGATGGAAATCTTTTAAAATATGTATCTGTTAGTAATTCTTCTGCTGATTCAGATTTATGCTTGGGAAAAGGTGTCTATTACAATGATGTTCCTTTAATTGATAGTAAATTAAATAAATTAAACTTTGTAAATCTTGGATTTAATATATCTTATGGAGAAGAAGTAAGTAATCCTTTAAATGAATTTCCTTCAACAATTTATAGATATAATCAAAAAGTATATTTGAACGAATCTGATTTCACAAATAACGCATTAATTTCTACTATTAAAACTAATGTTATATCTTTTCAAGACGTAGATAACACATCTGTTTTAAAATATGATTCAAAATCAATTACCACAACTACGCCTGTTAACAGTAGTGATTTGTCTTTATTAAAGAATTATTTAGATCAAGCTAAAACAAATTGTCAAGAATTTACTCATAAAATACAAAACAAATATGCAGATTTAATTTCAGTTCAAGTTAAAATAGATCAATTATTTGCCACCGATAAAGATGGAAGCACAAATCCTTCATCGTTGGTTTATGCTATAGAATTTAGCGAAGATAATTCTTCTGATAGATATTTTACTATTTGTTCTGTAGTTGGCGTTTCTAAATCTGGTTATGTTAATGAAGTGTTTTTTGAATTAAACCTTAATAATCAAAAACAAAATGCTTATTATGTTAAAGTTTATGCATTAAGTAAAAAAATACAGCCAAGTGATCCTAGAACGTTTAAAGAATTTTCTGTTTCATCTATAATAGAAAAAGTTACAACAAGAGGATCTTTTAGTTATCCTTTTTCAGCTTTAGTAAAATCTTCAGTTAGTTCAAGACATTTTCAATCTGATCCTAATAGAACATTTGATATGAAAATGTTGAAGATAAAAGTTCCGCAAAATTATGATCCAGAAGCTAGGGAATATGTTGATAATTGGAATGGAAATTATGATGGCTTTCTAAGATGGACTGATAATCCAGCTTGGATATATTATGATTTATGTACTAATTCTAGATATGGAATTGGTAATGGTAAAATTTTTGAAAAAGATCTAAATAAGTGGGAGTTATATAAGATCTCTAAATATTGTGATGAATTAGTTAAATCAAATGAGCCAACAACATGTCCTGAATTTGCGTTTTCAAGACAAAACAGTGACGATCAAAATTGTATATTTATTGAAAAAATAGATGGAATGTCGCTGTCAGATTTTATAAAAAAATTTCCTCCAGTGGTAGTTGTATCTAGCACTGTTCGTAATGATCCTGCTTATAATGGAGGATTTTGCAATTCAGTTATCTTTTTATACGACATAACAGATTCGAATAATAATAAATTAACTGTAGGACTTAAAAAAATTATTTGGTCGATTGAAGACTTAGGAACATCGTTTAAAATAAAATTAATAAATGATTTCGGTCCTAGAAGAGCTTTTGAAAATGAACCTACTGGAGATTTGTTGTCTTCATTTATTAAATATTGTGATTTTGGATCTACAACTGGAGATTTAAATTCAAGAATACAAAGATCTTTAAAGAATTCAGAATCTGAAGCTAAGAGTCAAATATTGAATTGGTATGCGTCAAATATAAATAATTCAAAATACTCCAATTATATAAATTCTATAATAAATAAACCTTGCTTTAACAATGATATATCAGATGGAGATATTGTAAATGGCAAATGTTTGCCTAGAGTTAAAAATTTTAGAGATCCATTAGAAACTAGATTTTCAGCAAATGTTTTAATAGATAATGAAACTGATTGCTTAAAAGTTTTAAATGATTTGGCATCTATTTTTAGAGGGTTAACTTATTATAAGAATAATTTCATAACAGCTACCATTGACGTTGATAAAAATACTTCTTACATTTTTAATAATACTAATGTAAAAGATGGACTGTTTACTTATTCAAGCGGTAGTTTGGAAGCTTTATACACAGTGGCTAAGGTGATGTATAAAGACAAATTTAATAATTTTAATGAGCAGGTTGAGATAGTTGAAGATACAAAAATGATGCGCGAGTATGGAATTATAACGAAAGAAATTTTAGGTTTTGGCATTTCTTCTAGAGGGCAAGCAAGAAGAATAGGGACATGGATGTTGACTACAAATAGATTTGAAAATCAAACTATAACTTTTTCAACTGATTTGCAGGGTTTAAATCTAAAACCCAGCGATGTGATTCAAATACAAGATCAATATAAAAATAATTCTTTTTTACAAGGAAGAGTAACTTCTGTCAATTACACATCGAAATATATAACAGTTGATAGAAAATTAAATTTAAATTTAGCGGGATCAATTATAAAATTTATTTTTGATAATGCTTCTAAATCTATTGATGATTTAGATTCTTTAACTTCAGTCTCTTTATCTGATGTTGATTCTTTGAATGCTTCTGATGTTGTAGAGTTAAAAATAGATAGAATAGAGAATTCTACTAATAGAGTTTATTTTGATGAAAATTATAATTTTAATTTAATAACAAGAGTTTTGCCGACAGTTCCTTTTATAGTTATAGATCAAACTTTAAATAATAATAAAAATTTATATAAAGTAGTAACGATTTCAGAAGTTGATAATAATGAGTATTCGTTTTTTTGTATAAAACATGATCCTTCAAAATATGAAGCTTTAGATCAAAACTCTTTTGAAAATCCAAATTCAAATAGCGTTAACAATACTATTGTTTTTTCATCTTATGATAATTTACAAGAAATAGATTTAACAGGATGCGATAGTTATTATATTTTAAATCAAAAATTAACTTATAATGATGTTAGACAGTCTAAAATAGATTACTACTTAAATGACGCTTCATCAATATCTGCTGATCCTAACTTCGCTACTTTGACTATTAAGTTTACAACGATATATGAATATTTGCAATCTAACTCTAAAATAACTCAAATCTTAAATAATTCTGGAGGTATCATTTGTAAAGTAATATTTAAAAATCAATCTATTAAATTCTTATCTCCAGCGTCATCCTTTTCCGATAAAATTATTTTTCTTGGAAACTACTCATTTGGGGGGCAGATATCAGCTTTGTCTTCAATAAAATTTTATTTATATAATAAAAATTTCCAAATAATAGAAGTGTAACATAATATATGCCTGTAATTACTGGTCAAAATTTAACGGATTATGCGCCTTTTTTAATATCTGATTTGATATTAAATAATAAAAGCGATTTTACTTCATTAGACTATTCTTTGTCTCCAGACAGCTTTGGTCTTCCTTTTGATTCCAAAATGGTTTCTGGAAATATTGCTCAAAGTTCTTTAAATTTTTCTTTATCTATTGTTGATCCTTATAATGATAAAATAATCAGTAATTCGATTATTCAGTCTAATGTTTTTTCTGGAATTAAGGTAGATTTATATACTCAAAATAGAGATTATGTCGGTAATTTAATACAGAATACCAATAATACTCAAATACAAATAGATTCTACTGCATTTTCTAATTTAATAGGGGGTTATACTGGTTTTGATAATTTAAACAATTTAAGAACATTTTTTATAGATTTTACCACTTATGATTTAGCTGGTAATTCAGATGTTTATTATTTTTTAGCTAATTATCCTAAAGTAAATATTACTGGTTTTGATATAAAAAATTTAAACCCTATTTCAGTTACGCCTTTAGTTGATGATTTTAGTTTTTTAAAATTTATAGATGTTTATGCAGTTCCTAATCCAAATGTAGTTCCTTTATCTGGAACTTATGATTTTGCAAATAGTGGTATTTTTAATTCTATTTTTAATTACGAGACTAATAGATATCAACAGGCTTTTTCAATATCTCCACCTTCTTATGTTGACAGTGATTTGAATATAGCGTTGCCATTTAATATAGTTGCTATTCCTAATGATTATTTATATACTGGAGCTTATTTCTTATCTTCGGGAATTAAATCTTCTTATTATGATACTGATTCTGTACCAGTATCAATTAATAATATTACTGGTTATATAAGTTGTTCGCAAAATATTTTTGACAAAAATTTAGATACTCAAGCAGTTGTAAAATGGGATGCTATAAAAACAAGTAACTCATTATCTTTCGAAACATATGTTTATGAGGATGGTATTGATAATGCTAATTATGTTTTTGCTTCTAATAATTCTAGCGTTGAATCTATTAGTCAAATAAATTATGGTACTGGCGAAAATTTAATTCGTAATAGAGATCAGTCGTCTTATTATTCTGGAACTGATCCAATTTTTAAAACTTATGGATCTTCGGGAATTCAATGGTCTGATCATACATTGTTTATAGATAATTATTATTCTTTGCCATTGGATTTGTATGCTACAAATAAAAGCTTGAAATATGTAACAGAAGTTAGAATTCCTTCTGGCATTTCAAATGATCCAGAATTATATTTTGTATATTATTATGATTATGTATCAGATACATTAAATATAAAACCAAGTGGCGGTCAATGGTCTGGAAGTGTTTATACTGGAACTTATACAGGCCAAAGATATGGTTCAAATACCGGCATATCTGGGTCTAGCGGAGTTAGTCCTGATTTACTGTCTAATGAAACAGGTATTTTATTGGCAAAGAGAATAACTGGAAATGGTAATTTCATTCTTTCGGAATTCGAACCGAAAGTAAAATTCTCAATCAAGCCAAATAAAAATTATGAAATAAAAGTAAGAGCTTCATATCAAGATGGAAGTTATTCAGACTTTTCAGAAACTTTAACTTTTAACTCTGGGCAGATTCAGAATGTAGTTACAGGTATTTTTCCAAATAAATATGTTATAGATGGTTCGGGCGCGGCTAATTATATACCAAAATTTTCTGATTTTGACACATTAACAACAGGTACATTATATTATAGTGGAACTAATAATTTAGTATTTACTGAATTACCAACAACAACTACTACTGCAACTGAGTATTTAGTTATTGAAAATAATATAATAAAGAAACAAACTGGTTCTGGAGGTAGTGGAACTTCTGGAAGTAGTGGAACAAGTGGTTCTTCTGGAACTTCGGGAAGCAGCGGAACTAGCGGATCTTCTGGAACCTCCGGTAGTAGCGGAACAAGCGGTTCTTCTGGAACCTCTGGAAGCAGTGGAATAAATGGTGTGTCTGGCGGTCAAAATTATTTTTTAAATTATTCCGTTACTCAAACTCCTAGTTATTTTAAACAATTATCAAAAACAACTTCAGTAGCAGCAGAGCAAATAGTAACTAAAACATTAACAAGTAATGAGCAAAACGTTCTTTTTGCTAGTTTTATAACAGATGTTAATGATCCTTCTGTTTTAATTATACCTAATGGATTATGGCATGCTTATTTATATTTTTTAAAACCAACAATAACTGATGACATTCAAGCGTATTTTCAGATTCAACGTTATAATACTAGTAACATAATTACATTAAGTTCTGCGTCTTGTTCTGGTACAACATTAACAACTACTGGATCACCAGCGCTTACAAATGGTTTAACAATATTTTCTTCTTCTGGAGATAATTTAGGGGTAATTACAGGAGGATCTGGTAATAGTTGGACAGTATCAATTGGAGGTTCTTACACTAGTCAAACAATGACTGCTGTAAATATTACTATAGTATTTACATCTGGTCAGGATGAAATTGGATGGAATACTAGTGTTAATCCAGCCGAATGTGTATTTAATGCATTAGTAGGAACTCAAATTTGGGAAATTGGAGATAGAGTTGTTTTAAATGTGTTTGTTAGTAATAACGAATCATCTTCAAAAGTTGTAAAATTTTATACAGAAGGAAACGATCACTATTCTTATTTAGTTACTACTTTACCAGTCGAATCTGGAAGTAGTGGAACTAGTGGTTCATCTGGAAGCAGCGGGACTAGCGGATCTTCTGGAAGCAGTGGAACCAGCGGATCTTCTGGAAGTAGTGGAACTAGCGGATCTTCTGGAAGCAGTGGAACCAGCGGATCTTCTGGAAGTAGTGGAACTAGCGGATCTTCTGGAAGTAGTGGAACTAGCGGTTCTTCTGGAAGCAGTGGAACCAGCGGATCTTCTGGAAGTAGTGGAACCAGCGGTTCTTCTGGAAGTAGTGGAACCAGCGGTTCTTCTGGAAGTAGTGGAACCAGCGGTTCTTCTGGAAGCAGTGGAACCAGCGGTTCTTCTGGAAGCAGTGGAACCAGCGGATCTTCTGGAAGTAGTGGAACCAGCGGTTCTTCTGGAAGTAGTGGAACTAGCGGATCTTCTGGAAGCAGTGGGACTAGCGGATCTTCTGGAAGCAGTGGAACCAGCGGATCTTCTGGAATAAATGGAAGCGGAGGTTCTTCTGGAACTAGCGGATCTTCTGGAAGTAGTGGAACTAGCGGATCTTCTGGAAGTAGTGGAACTAGCGGATCTTCTGGAAGTAGTGGAACCAGCGGATCTTCTGGAAGTAGTGGAACCAGCGGTTCTTCTGGAAGCAGTGGAACCAGCGGATCTTCTGGAAGTAGTGGAACCAGCGGTTCTTCTGGAAGCAGTGGAACCAGCGGTTCTTCTGGATTACTAACTTTGACTGGAAATACCACGAACGGTGTGATCACTTATGCTGGTACAGGAAGTAATGGTCTTGTTAATTCTGGTTTTGTATATGCAAGTGCTACGGGTTATATTAGTGGTAAACTGGGTATAAATACAATAATCCCTTCGGGAATCTTACACGTTGTATCTTCCGTGCCTAATGATACGTTAATGAGAGCTGATGGTACTAATGGAACTATTTTTAGTGTAGTTGACGATCTTAGCGACTCTTTACTTTCAGTAAATAATTCCGCTGGTCTTCCGGTCTTT